AGCATCAAATGCCATGTAATCAATCCCTACAGGCAATTGATTGGCATAGCAAGCCATAAAATACTTAGCTTGATACATAGGCGCTACATCTTCAGGGGTTAAGTCTTTCATAGTCTTGACTTCATGCCCGACCCATTCTTCCCAAACCTTTTTGGTTACACCTAGATTGGTTTCACCGCCAGGATCTTTAGGATTATTTACCCAACCACCTTCGCTTTTTAATACAAGCTCAAGACATTTTTTAAAGTTATTTTGCATCTAAACCTACTTGTTGATTAATCCAATCTTGTAATGCTATTACTTGTTCTGTTGTGCTGGCGCATTGTTCGGCAATAGATAGAACGTAATAGGTTTGGCCATTAATAACGATGGTGGCGTTGGCATCGGAGGACATTGCACCGCTACTGGTGTTGAGCATCCCGCTATAAAAATTATGGATATTACTGAGATTAGCTTTGTAAGCATCTTCTACTCCTTTATTTACTAATTGTTGTTCTTTCTCTTTTGCCTTGTTTTCTGCAATCTGTTTTTCCGCAACAATAGCAACCTCGTTTTTGAAATCAGCAAAACGCAAATGCTCAACATAAAAGCCAGCGCTGAAACCACCAAATACAAGAGCAATATAAATGTAAGTTTGTCCACCAATATTGCCTAACAGAGAAAATATAAAATTCATTGCGGATCAGGCTCTGCGCCTGCCATGTGTTTGCCTGCTACTGAAGCTGCGCCACTACCAGATACGATACCCAATGCGCCAGCAAGCTCGGTTAAGCTAATTTCTTTACCAGAATAGATTAAGTATATTGCTGCTGCACCTACCAAAACAAAGCCAAGCATCCACGCCCATTTTGCAATGTCGTGAGTCTGATTGTCTTTACCTGTCAATATGTGAGTAAATATGTCACCCATTTAAATCACTCCTAAAACGAACTTTAACCATAATGTTACTATCAATGCTGCTATCCAACACCATATTTTGACACGCTGTATTGCTTGTGCATCGTGCTGATATGCTTCATTTTCTTTACGCTCAAGATTTTCGATATCTAGTTTTATCTTCAAAACTGCTTCCCATTCTTTAGCGCCATACTTCTTTACAAAATCTATCTTTAGCTGTGCTTCTTTTTCGCTAATTTGTTTCTTATGTTTCCAATCTTCCAGCGCTTTAATCAACGCTGTTTGTTTCTTTATTTCTGCTTCTTTTAACGCTCTACGCCTTTCTTGCGCTTTGCGTTGTGCTATATCTAATCCATCTTGCTGAATGTCCTCTATGCTTTTCGTTAGGCTTTTAGTAGCTTTTTGAGTGGCATTGAGGCTTTCGCTAAGAGTTTTGACCCCTTGTGCGAATGGATCGGTCATATATCATTTTGCGCTGAAATAATGTGCAATAAAGCCGATAAATGAACTGATGCCAGACACAACCATCATCCCAACCCAAAAGCCACCACGACCTTTATTTGCCATAGCTAAAAGTTCTTTAATATCAGTACGCATTTCAGCAACTTCTTTTTCCATAGCCTCTACCTTTTGCCACATTACCCCTACTTTAATTGGATCAAACTCTGTCATGATTATGTCTTTTGTATATACGCTAACGCATAGTAAAGTGGTTTATTTGTAGCTCCTGAAGTCATTACACCAGAACTTGCAAAGCCGCCTGTATTGCCTACTCCATAAGTATTACCAGCGCCTAGAACAAAAGAATCTTCTAGGTTAGGAGTTCCATTAGTGCCATCGCAAATGACATAGCCACTTGGTATAGAACCGATTGATCCTGACCACATAATAATTCCACCGCTAGGCACGTTAGTAGAACTAGAAGTCCCAGCAGGGATACCATAGATATTGTCATAAGTTTGTAAAGTAGAACCTGTTGAATCAGTTAATACGAATTTATAAGATGTGCCAGAAGTAAGCCAAATCTCAAATGGGGGAATACCATTTGTTCCTAACTGAATAGGATTAGCATTAGGAATAGATCCGCTATTGTCTGTATAAGTAGTCAAGGGTGTGGATGATCCAGCTTGATAGGTATAGAGATAACCACCAGACAACAGAACGCCATTGTTATTAAAGAATGGGGTAACTGAGTTACCTATTGGGGATAGTAAGACTGACATGGTTATTCCTTATTTTTTTTCACGACCAAGTGTTTGCAAGAATTGTTGCTCATAAGCTAATGGCAATTTTTTAGTAATTGGTGATTGACTTGCTGATTGTAATAAATCACGAATTGCATTTTGACCCATTCCTTGAGTCATATATTTAGCAAAAGTAGGATTTCTTAATGCCATTTGAACGCCTTTAGGAATAGCAATACCTGCCAAACCATATTCTCCAGCTTTTTCCCAATCTCCTGTATAAGCCCCAGTAGCAGCAGCAGTTACTGCGCCAGGAGCTAATAATGCAGCAGCTCTTTGTACTGTTCCGCTATTTGGCAAACGATCCTTCAAAATCATGTTGCCAGCTTGAGCCAATTCAACCAAAGATTGATCGCCTTTGCCATATATAGAAGCTGCTCTATTGGATTTTTGACCCATAATATTAGCAAGTCTAGCTGGGCTAATTGATCCGCTGCCTTCTTTATCAATAGCGCCCTCAATAGTTTTCATATTTCTAAACTGATTTCTTGCTTGGCTAAACGCAGCTTGATCTGTTTCATTTAAAGAGCCATTAATTGCATCCATTAAAGTAGATTTTAATTGACGTGCATAATGCGCCAATGTTGTATCTTTAATGTCACCAGCATATAAATCTAAATCTTTTTTAATTTGATATGCGTTTTGTCCGCTAATTTGACCATTTTCGTCAACAGATTTAAAAATTCTATTGGCAATATTTGCAATAGGTTTTTTTTCTGCTTCTGTAGCACCTTCTTGTATTCTTGCAACTCTTGAAACAATATCATCAGTCAAATTAACATTGTTTTTATCTAATATATCTTTAAATACACCATCAATACGTTCACGAGCATTTTTCATTACATCTGAAGTTGCTGCTGTTGCTTTTTCTCCAATAGTTCCCAATACGGCACGAGTAAATGCAGATTTTTGTTCATCTGCCAATTTTTCTTCTGCGCCTGCTGTAATTGGATTGGCATTAAGCATGGATTTGGCACGATTTAACAAGGTAGAGCCTGTTGCTTGAGCCGCATCTAATGGAATACCAGAATTTTTTAAAACTTCTACAGCTTTTTCATAAGCTGGCGTTAAACCTTCTTTAATTGGTTGAACAACATTTCCTAAGCCACGAGCTATAGAAAGACCAAGGCCTCCAGCAGCAGTTCCAGCTAATGTATTAAATGCTGTGCTTTCTTCTGGTAATGTTGGTTGTAAAGCGCCTTGAATACCACCAGCAGTCATAGCTTGTTTATAATTCATTGGATTAGAAATAGCTTGTGCAGCGGTTGATGCGCCAGCACCCTGCAATAATTTACCACCAAGATAATTGGCAGCTAATTGACCGCCAATATAACCAGCTTGACCAGGCAAAGTTTGCATCATAGGTGCAGATGCAGCTCTTTCATTGACAATATCTTGTTGTGTTTGTTGTGCAGATTGAACAGCGGTTGGCATACCCATTTCTGCTCCAAATTTAGCTATTGGAGATTCTGCAAATTGTTTTTCTAAAAATTGAGCAGGAATATCTAATTTTTGTTTAGCGCCTTGAGCTAAATCTTTAAACGCTTTTGCAAATCCTTGAGCAGCATTAGTGACTGATGATGGTTCGGATGCTGGAATATTAGCTTCTGCCCCCCATTGAACTTTAGATGGATCTATTTTTTCAGAAACTTGTCCTTCCCATTGAATTTGGTCAGGATTAATTGTTATGCTTTTATTAACATTTTTTAAATAATTTTGTGTTTCTGATGCAGGTGGTTCTTGACCAGATAAAACTGCTTTTGCAGCAGCATTTCCACCATTGTAATGCGCTACGGCAGCTTTAAAACTGCCATATTGTTTTTGCAAATCAGCCAAATATTTTGCTGCTCCATGAGCTGAACTTATTGGATCATTAACATCTACCCCATAAGCTTCTGCTGTTGCAGGCATAAATTGAAATCTTCCTCTAGCTCCTTTTGGGCTTACAGCGGTATCTCCGCTTTTTTCAGCTCCTTCAATTGCTGATAAAGCTCCTTCAGGCAATCCATATTTATTTTCTAGAGTTGTATATAAATTATTCATTATTTGTACTCAATAGAGCCATCATCATATTGAACAACAGGCTTACCATTATAAGTTCCCTGTTTAACAACTTTTCTAGAAGTTTTTTCTTTTTGTCCTCCAGAAACATTACCTTCAGGATTAACTGATTTAGGAAGAACGCCCTGTGATGTAGCAAATTTTTGATAATCTGAAACCCATGTAGCAGGATTAAATTGACCAGTCTTTTTAGCAGCAGCCAATGTGTCATTTTCAAAAATATCACGAGCAGCCAATTTATCTGTGAAATCAATAAATCTTTGTAATGCTCTAGGATCGGTATTAACTGTTGGATTATTTTTAAGATAATTTTCAACTTCAGCAACACGAGTAGGGTTGCCGCCAGATGCTTGTTGAACACCAGCAATAACGCTTTGAGCCAAAAATTTATTAAAGCTTTGAACAGCTCCTAAATCGCCTTTGGCTATGCTATCAACTAAGCTTTGTGGCGCTCCGATTGCTTGTAATTTACCAGCAATATTGGCATAAGTTTGTGTGCCAGCACCAGGTTTAAATTCACTCATTAATTGTTTTAGCTCATCAGAACGCTGTAAATAATTATTACTTGCTAAAACTCGTTTTGTAAGGCTTTGCTGATAATCATTAAAATTTGCAACGTCAGCAGAAGTTGGATTTATGTTTGCAGTAGGAGTTGTTCCAAGCGTTGTAATTTTCTTAGTAACTGGATTAGCAGCAACAATTTCACCAGCAGCATTGGTTGTTAAACCAGGAGTCTGTAATGCAAGTTTGTTTGCTGCAGATGCTGATTGCCTTACTATGTTTTCATAGGTGCTTGGCAGCTCATTAGGTCTTTGATGAATTAAACTAGAAATGTGACCTAATTGATATAATGCTTCTTCGTCTGTTAAACCTTTTTGCTTTAATGTTTTAAAGTCTTGACCATTTAATCTATGTAATTCATCTTGTGCTTTTAAGCCTTCTGGCCCACCTTGTGTTGCCAATCTAGACAATTCAATAATTCTAGGATCAGTAGCTCTAGCACCAATAACATCTAAAGCAGAAGCAAACTTATCACCTTTTAATTTAAATTCAGATGCCTGTGCTTGTGTTGCAGCAGTTTTAGCTTGTGATTGTGCAGATTGCGACTCTGCTAAACCTTGTTCAATTTGTGCTTGCTGTAATGCTTGCTGTTTTTGCAAAGCTAAATTTTTACCTTGATAATCTAGCAAATTACTAAGCTGTGTCATTCCATCTTGCGGAGCATATTTATTCCCAGCAACAGGATTTACTTGATAATTAGGTGTTTGAAATCCTTGAACGTCAAAAGCCATAATTATTCTCCAGAATATTGAGTAAGGCTAGTATCTAAACCTGGCAATGATCTGTAAGAACTTGATACAGCAGGCAATACTCCCATATTTACATTTGACATTGTTTGATTTGCTTGGTCAGTATTTGGCTGATTAAAGTAATTACCAGCTAAAGCACCTAGTAAAGTCCCTGTGCTGCCATACATATTACCCATAGTATTTGCTGCACCAGCAGTTCCTGCGCCTAATGCTGTGCCTTGTTGACCATAGTTTCCAGCTAATGCACCAGCTAATGAAGTATTGAGATTAGCCATTGACCCACCATAACCAGTAGTCAAATTAGACAAGTTATTAGTAGCACCTAATCCCATATTGGAAGTATTTTGTAAATTACCAAAAATGTTATTTCTCTGATTTTGATAATTAGTAAATGCGTTTTGATAAGCATTTCCAGCGTAGTTTTGAGTATATTGTTGTAAACCTTGCAGGGCATTACCACCCAACATACCACCTAAACTATTATTTGCAGCATTGGTAGTTTGCTGGCCTTGACCCAACATAAAATTATAATTTGGAGCAAGACCGTTATATAAGTCTTGGGTATTAAACTGATGCGATGCGTAACCACTATTAATCAAATCACTTAAATTTGTAGTAGCGGCAGTTCCTGCGGCTGTATAAGGACTGTAAAGATTGCTTGCAGTATTGTAAGCATTGGTTAAATATGGCCCAGCGTTTTGAAAGCCTGTTTGCAATGCTTGAGCGCCTTGTTGCAATCCAGCAACTTGTTGCCCTGCGCCTTGTCGTTGACCTTCTGCAGCCGTATTGCCGCCTATGGTTTGACCAACTATGTTACCTACAATGGGCGCTGCTACAGCAGCTAAAACTGAACCGATTGGCATTTTATACCTCTTTAATCAATATTTTATCTATTTTATCTGCATTTGTTTCATTTGTAGCATGAATACAGTACCAAACGCAGTCCTCTAACGCTAAAATTGCATGATTTACGCCTGCTTTGATTTCAATACAAGCAGGGGAAACATATTTATTGGAGTCATTATCTGTAGTCACAAGCACAGAACCTTTAGCCAATAGGCTTAAATGGCTGTAATGGTGCTGGTGCGACATAGCTGTATAACCTTTAGGTATACGCATTTCTTTAGCGTATAAGCCATCAGAAAAATGATGGACTGTGCCTAAATTGACCTCAAATGTGCCGAGCGTTTTCTTAGCTAGTTCAGTAATACTAGACATTGTAATAAGGCACTTTAAAGGGTTGACCATTAACTGTTACGTTAATAAAGCCAACAGGGTTAGCTGGAAGCGTTCCAGACCCTGCTGTTGCGGATGTGGATGATGTGTAATTCAATAAATTTAGCAAATATTGTTGCCATGAGCGACTAGGGCGTTTTGTAGCCTCATCCAAAAACTCAGTCTGTGGATAGGGATTGCCTTCGCCAGCGCCAAAGATTACGTTAGCCATTAGTTTTCACCCTCGCTACCTTTTAAGTTAGCCGACACGATTACGCATTTAACTGGATCTGTAACCACGACTTCATAGATACGATCTCTAGCTGTGCCTAATCTGCGCCAAATAGCACGATTCTTATACTTGCCTTGTTGACCAAGGTTTTGCCAATATTCTTTTGACCAGGTAGAACCACCATCATTTGACCATCTAAGCATTGCTTTTGGATTGGTTAATGTTGGGTTTGCATTGTTTGATGTGCCTAAAACATCAATCATTGGATAGGCAATAGTCAAAGTAGCATCAGCACCAATGGTATAAGGTGTGCCAATATAGTTATAAGGATCTACTGAAAAGCCGCTTATTCCTACGCCTGGTTGAAATTGAATCTGTAATTCGTCAAAATACTGACGTTGTAAATCAGTCAGAATATGGGGCGCTCTACGCAATCTGCGTATTTCATCACCATTATCGGTATAGTTTTCAGGATCTAACTCGTACAAGTTACCATTCTGATAATCGCCTACGATTACGACATTATTAAATACAGCAGCGCAATTAGATCGATGGCGATGGTAGACGTTATTAGAATCAACATATAACCATTTATGCCATAACTGAGTGGTTGCATCATAAGCCCAAGTTATATCAATTGTAGGGAAAGTCACTACATAAACTTCATGACCTTCTAGCTGATAGGTATAAGCAATAGCATCATCAATCTTTTGATTAACTAGGGTATTTTCTACGGCATGGGTAGAAATACGAGTAGGCATATAGCCATTCATAATCATAATTTGACCTTGACCTCGAATATTACGAGATACATAGGCAAATGAGTTAGCTACCCTAGCTACTGATTGTGCGGCTGCAATACCATGCTGACTTGATGAGCCAGGAATACGCTGAAAAGCAAATGGGAATGTGCCTTGATCTGCCCATACTTCACTAGACTTTTCACCTAATAAATAGACTTGACCGTGATCTGCAATCAACGATACAAGATTGTCAGGGGCAGTAAATTTAGCCGCAAAACTCAACGGCTGGGTAATAGGGGATAAAACACCTGATGCTGCCCATTGTTGGGTATTAGGATCGTTATAGATAAAATAGTTATCAACAATATCTACAATATTTGCGCCTGTAAAAGCGCCATCCGTTGTAGGCAAAGTAGCAAAATTAAGTGCATACATTGTTTCTGAGCTAACAGTCTGAGCTACAGGGTTTAACGTATAAGTACCTGTGCCGCCTGTGCCTGTGCCTAATGCAGTAATAATGCTATTAGCAGTAACACCTACGCCTTGAATAGTCTGTCCTACATATAACGTGCCAGAGCTTACTGCGCTGACAGTTAAAGTGGTTACTAATGTGCTACCAGAGCCTGTATAAGCAATAGAGCCTGTAAAAATAGCTCCAGCAGCACTTGTATTCATTGCTGTGTTTGAAACAGTCTGAGATAGGTTTACAGTCCAGCTAAAGCCACTACCACCTGTAATAACAGTTTCTGGTGTTACTCCTACGCCAAATACTTGCTGACCTACCGCTATTGTGCCTTGGCTTAACTGAGTAATATTAAGGGTTGTGCCGCTAATTGAGCCTTGAAAGTTTGCAGTTGCAGGCGTACCAATTTTGTAAGAATAGCGATTTGCGCCATCTACAATGTATACATATACACCATTATCTGTAAGGCTAACTGGGCCTGTGCTGGTTTGTAATTGACCGATTACAGAGGGTTTTAGGGCAGAGTTTAGTGAATAAACATAAGGCCCACATACTGCAATTAATTGGCTACCACCAGATATTGTTCTTAAACCTCTGACAGATGCTTGTGCAGGCAATACCGCTTGCAAAGTTAAACCTGGCGTAGGGTAAAGCGCTACAACACCACGTTCGCCTTGACCCTTAGTAGGATCAACTTCAGGCCTCCAATTGATACACTCTTGTGCATCTTGGTAAATAGATGGTGCTGTATACGATGCGCCTACAAAGCCAAAATCCATGCTTACACTCTGCTTTCTGCATATCCAAGACCTTTGCAGATTCTTGAAATATTATTTGCATGAATATTAAACATTTTTCCTATTTCAACATAAGACCAACCATGTCCGTGAAATAAACGAGCTTGATCTGCTTGATCTTGTGTTAATTTGGCTAATTTATGTTTTGCGCCTTTAGGCGCATTGCTACGACCTTTGGATTTTGCGTCTTTATTATTATCATCATAATTGCCTAAAAACATATGATTTGGATTGCAACAAGTTCTGTTATCACATTTATGCAAAACAAATTCTTTTGCTTTTTTATTTTTAGGGGCTTTGTATGTAATTGTGTTTGCATAAGTCAAAGCATAAGCAAGTCTATGTGCAGAATAAGTTTGTTGGCTCATAGTTATACTTCCATATCCAGAACTATTTTTATGGCCAAGCCATTCCCAGCATTCATTAGGATTTCCTTTTTGAATTAAATCCCAAACGTCAGTAAATACTTTGCGCTTCATTATCTAAAGAACCCTCCCGACAAAATCCAGCCCGCATCACGCTGGCGACTCGCTAACATAGCATCAGCAAAACGAGCAGATTGAACAGGGCGCATATTAGTGCGTTTAATTGTTGCTTTAGCTTGTGCAGCATAAGCAGCAATCATTGAGATTTGAGTCTGTGAAGCTTTGCCATACATAGGCATTAAGCGTTCAGCCAAACACCAGCGCATTGCCATGTTATAACCTTGTGGTAACGGAATATCGTCAGTTAAGGTTAAAAATGTAGTAAATACGGTGTCTGCAAACATGTGCATTTCACCTTGGGCTGGGTTAGGCCACACATAAATATTGCCTAATACTTCGGATGGTTGGTAATACAACGCTTTAGGCCAAGGCCCATTTAACGTCTTTAAACCAATCATTTCGTAATCTTCTACGTTCAGAATGGATACTGGATAGTCCAAACCACCATTTACGATAGGAACGCCATTGGAATTGGTGTTAATCCGAACAAATGAAGAATAGATTGATAATGGGCGCTGATAATATAAAGTAATAGTAGTAGAGGCAACAGTCTGTGGGAAATTGACTTTATAAGTTCCAGCTTCATTAACATTGTTTCCTGATCCTGTTAAAAAGCCAGTAATCGTAGTGCCAGGTGTTATGCCTGCACCACTTAGGGTTTGCCCTAATACTATAGCTCCTGAGTTAATACCAGTTACAGTTAGAATATTGCCTGAAATTGATCCTGTAATGCTTGCATTGATGTTACCGCCAGGGCCAATCGTATATTGTGTTTGCCCTGCAACAATCGGAAATACAATCTCAGACTTGTAAAATACCATCATGTCCTCGTTAGACCATTGATCTAACAAGTCATTAAGCATATCAAAAGCATCTTGAGCAGCTTCTGGAGTTGGGGTTTCCCCTGCTTCTAAAGCACCTATGTCTTTTAAAGCTCTACTGATTATGTCTATGGGTTTTGCCATTTTTTACTCAAATAGTTGGTTTAAAGACAGGTGGATTCCAAGGCAAATAAGATTTATTGCTGTTTTTTAGGCTTGCAATTTGCTTATCTAACCCTGATTTTATCGTGCTTACGCCATCTTGAATAGACTCTTTTTCAATCCATTGAGCGATATCTTGCTCTTGAACTTGGTCAAATGGCTTTTTTACGATTTTGTCTGAGAACCACCAATTACCTTCAGTTTCTACGCTGACATCTTCATCTGTGGCTGTGACATGATATTTAGCATGAAGAATAATGCCTTCTTCAGCGCTAATCTCACTAATTTTCCATTGATAAGTGGTCATGCTGTGTAAG